CTAAAGACCATTGACCAGGTTCTAGTGTGACATCTGCAATTGCAGAAGCTGTTCCCCAGGTGCCTGATCCCCAAGTATCTGTACCCCAACCAAAACCGATAGTTTCAAAGGTAGGTCCGACAAGTACATATGGATTAATAGTTGCTGATCCAGTTCCTGAAGTAGTGCCCGCTGAATTAGAAGGCATTGTAATTTCAAAAGTATTATCTGTTCTATTTAACACTTCAAAAGTATTGTCTGTAAAATCAGCTGTTGAATAACCAGATCCTGTTGGAACCGTAACCGAAGTAAATGTTATAAATCTACCATCTAATAATCCATGCGCTGTTTTATTAACAGTAACTGTTGCGGATCCGGATGTTGCATCAAAGTCAACTCCAGTAATAGCTGTATCTAAAGGTGTGATGTCAAAAAATTGTTCTGCGTAATATAAATATAGACCTTGGGAAGTACCAATGGCAACATATCTTTCACCATCAATACTAGAAAAACTATGTTGCGCTCTTGCTGCACCCGGTAATGTTTTATTACCAGTAGTTAATTGACTCCAGCCACCTATTTTTTCAGGTAGTCCGTATCTAAATCTTACAAAATCACCATCTACCCATTGAGATTCTCCTCCTGAGTCAGTAATCATTTTGTTAAAACCAGGTTTAAAATTAAGCTTTTGTAGCATAGTTATCCAAATATTATAAAGGAGACAGTAGATGGTATGTGGTGGTGTCCACTGCCTCCATTATAATATACTACCTTTTAAACCAAGATGGAAGACCTAAATGTGGTCTTTTATCAAACATATTTTCTTTAGACCCAGGTGTTTTACAATTATTATAATGCAAGAAAACTTGAACACATTCTTTACCTTTAAATTTATTTCTCCAATGTTCTAATTCACATCCAGAATACACTAACATATCTCCTGGTTTTAAATCTACTTTAATACCTTTTTTACCTATCTCTCCAGACGGCTCTAAATATATTGGCCAAGGATCACCACCAAGATTCATAGTAGTTGATATCTCACAACTAAATCTATCTTTGTGTCTTTTAAGTTCATCACCTTTTTTATATATTCTTGCATAAGTGTAGGCAGGATATAATTTTAGTTTAGTTACTTCTTCCATTTTAGATTGGCATTTTAATAGTAATGTCTCCATCGCTATATCTGAATAACAAGAATAAGTATTTGGAATCTGCTCATTTTCACTTTCATAATAACCTAGTAACGTTTCGTACGGAGAAATATATCTTTGTGCTCTACAAGTATTGTATACTTGTTTTTGCATACAAAAATAATTTGCAACAAACGTAGCTAAATCTTTTGATATTGCTTGTCTTATAACTGTGTATTTATTTTTTTTAAAACTCATATTAAAAATAATTAAAATTAATATTTACCCTTCTATTAGCATCAGTGCATAAACTGCTTGAATGTTCCTTACTAGGATCAAAAAACACTACTCGATTAGCTTTTGGTTCAACTGGTTTTTTACCAAAATAAGTTAGACCATTATTGTCATTTAAATATAAAAGACATCCTTTATGGGAAAAAGAATAATCTTGATGTGATTGATGTATTTCTTTTTTATTTAAATTTAAATATAAATTTGCTTTTATTCTTAGAATACTTTTACATTCAATATCTACTAAAAATTTTTTAAATAAAGGAAAATAAGAACTAGTAACTCCGTATTGATTTTTAGTAAAATCACTAAAAATACTGTGTGTAAAATAAAACTTATCTTCTTTATCTTTTGAATTAGTTATTTTAAAATTATAATACCAAGGAAAATAATCACTTAAAATTTGTTTTTGTATTTCATTAAAATATTCTTTATCTAAAAAATTATCTACTACTTTAACCATCTTTAGCCATTCCTTTTGGTACAGCTTGTATATTCCAATGTATAAATCTAAATGGTTCTACACCATGATCGACTGCATATTCATGTTCTAAGTATCCTGGAAATATAATTAAAGTTCCTGGTTTAGGTTTAAAATTCACTAATTCTGTACCATGAAACACACCATCATTTGATTTCATTTTTAATTTAGTAGAACGAGCACCAGTTCTTGGTTCGTGAAATATTGGATAAGATGTTTTATCAGAACATTTTAAAAAATAAAAACCCGATACATGTTGATTCCAATGTATGTGTGCAGAGTGATGACCGCCACCTTTTTTAGCAAACTCTTGTACCCACATTTCAGAAAAAATAGTTTGATATTCTTGCATATCAAAACCTTGCCAATCTAAAAACTCCCAAGATTTTTGACCAATATAATTTCTAAAATCTAAAAATCTATTATCTAGTGTAAGTGGTGTTGAATGATAACTTACTCCAAAGTCGCCGTGCTCTTTTATATAATCTTTTTGTCTTTTTTTAGCATCTTTAATATATTGATTTGATGCTTTATTAAGTGAATTTATAAATTCAGGTTTTTCTTCAACCCATATAGGTGTTTTAAAATATTCTTCTATTATCATTATTTAAAAGGATATCCAAGGTTCCACATAACTAATGAATATCTAACTCCTTTCTTTACAGGTTTTACTCTATGCCACACAAAAGATGGAAATACAATAATAGATCCCTTTGGTAATATTTCTTTTGCTTGTTTTAAATGTTTTAATTCATCTCTCATAGGAGGATCATAATTTCTAAAATCAAATTCTAATTCACCTCCTTCATATTCAGAGCCATCTGTTAATTGACAAGTCATAGATAGTTTTCTAACTTTACCATGTTCAGGACCTTGCTTTTCATATGGTTTATCCCACCCGTCGCAATGCCAATCATAATATTGATTAAGTTTATATTTTGTAAATTGACAAGACTCACTTCTATCCCAATCAAAATTCCAACCTGCTGCTCTATTAGCTTCGTGAATGTATGGATGTAATTCTTTATATATCCATGGATCATTAAGCCATACTAAATCAGAATTTCTTTTTCTTTTCATATCTCTGATTTGATCTTTAGTAAGTTCTTTATCTCCATACCCACCAGTTCTAGCTAAAGTTTCAGCATGTGATAAACCATATTTAATAATATCATCACATAATTTTGGTGGTATCGCTGCGGTAAAATACCAATAATAATTAGATATATTCATAAGTTATTGTTTGAATAAAATTCAAACTATCTTTCTGATCATTTGTAATATAATACATATTTGTAGATGGAAACATTATAAATCTATTATTTTTAAGTTCTATATCCCAAGATCTTCCTTTACGTCTGTTATCTTCATAATGTATTCGAACCCAACACTTATCAACCTTAACACCATACAATAATGTAAAATCCGGAGAGTTTATAAGATCAACTGGATTTACATCTAATAATGGTTTTGATGTTTGATTTGGTTTGTAAATATTACCCCAAGAATTTTTATTAATTAAGCGTATACCATATTCAACACCAATATGATCTCGTATATAAGTATTCAACATGTCCCAAGTTCTTGAGAATGGAAACTCTTTATTGGTAAAAGATGACTCTAATATATCACTTGATAATTTATCCTTGTCAATGTCCCAATCTTTAGGCATATTGACATTACCAAAATATAATGCTTGCTCTGTTAATACTTTCTTGTCCATACCACCACCAGATATATATTAAGCTAATCTATTTGTCAAATCCCAAGATTGTCCTTCTTCATTCCAATTATAAAACCAATTGTGTGTGCCAGCTTCGTTTTGTGAATTTTGTTCTGAAGTAAGTGTTGGAGCAGCACCGATTGGTGATTCCCAACTTGCAGTTGTAGTATTTTTTACCCACGATGCGTAAGGTTTCTTAGGCCAAAAAATTTGATTGTCTTCATCCCAAGTATGACCTATAGCTGCGTAGTTTCCTCTAAGTGGAGTTCCACCTAATTTATGTTGATTATTTCTTGTATTGTAAGAAGTTTGAATCCACATTTCTGCAGGCCAATTATTATGTAGTTCTAAATATTGTTGTCCTACTCTTTCATCTTCTACATTATTGCCATTTAACACATCTTTATTATCGACTGTTAACACTTTAATTACTTTACCATTAATTCCTAGTTTTGCAAAATGTGCCATAATTAACTCCTACTGAAATTTATACCTTATAATAACCAAACCAGAGCCACCGTCTCCTCCACTTACACTACCATTAAATCTTCCTCCACCACCACCGCCTCCGGTGTTAACAGTTCCGTCACCTCCATCATTACCTGGGTTTCCACCTTGGCCACCACCACCAGCTCCTCCGCAACCTCTTGGGCCACCATTTGATGCACCACCGCCGCCGCCACCTCTTGTAACAGATGATGTATTAATTGAACTTGCGAGTCCATCACCTCCTGGACCACTTGTTTCACCTGAGGTACCACCAGTTCCAATTTGAGATGCGCCACCACCGCCGCTAGCACCTATAGAACTTCCAGGTGCAGTGGTTCCACAG